CCGCCGCTGGCCGACCCGCTCATCTTCGGGGTGCTGCGCAAGGGCCACAAGATGCTGCTGGCAGGCCCCAGCAAGGCCGGCAAGAGCTTTGCCCTCATCGAACTGTGCATCTCCATTGCCGAGGGCAAACCGTGGCTGGGGCAGTTCAACTGTGCACAGGGCAAGGTTCTGTACATCAATCTGGAACTGGACCGGGCGTCCTGCCTGCACCGCTTCAAGGATGTGTATGCGGCCCTCGGCCTTGCGCCGGAGAACCTTGCAAACATCGACATCTGGAACCTGCGCGGTGCGTCCGTGCCCATGGACAAGCTGGCCCCCAAGCTCATCCGCCGGGCCCAGAAAAAGGGCTACATGGCCGTGGTGCTGGACCCCATTTATAAGGTAATCACCGGCGACGAGAACAGCGCCGACCAGATGGCCAAGTTCTGCAACCAGTTTGACCTTGTGTGCCGCGCACTGGACTGCGCCGTGATCTACTGCCATCACCACAGCAAAGGTGCCCAGGGCGGCAAGCGCAGCATGGACCGTGCGTCCGGTTCCGGCGTGTTCGCCCGTGACCCGGACGCCATGCTGGACATGACCGAGCTGGTGCCTACCGATGCCATCCGCCAACAGCTGCACAATAAGGCCGCCTGCCGGGTCATCAAGGCCATGCTGGACAAGCGCGGCCACGCCGATGCCTACGGCCCGGACGATGCCCTCAGCCGCACCCGGATGCTGGCCATCGCCAAAGAGAACCTTGGCCTTGCCGACCTGCGGGCCATCGACGCCGAGGTGGCTGCCGCCGAGAAAAAAGCCGACGGCATGACCGCCTGGCGCATCGAGGGCACCCTGCGCGAGTTTGCCCGGTTCGACCCGGTGAACCTCTGGTTTAACTACCCGGTGCACAAGCCGGACAGCGGTCTGCTGGAGGATCTGCAGCCGGACGGAGACGTCAAGGGCTTTGCCGCACGCGGCGCGGAAAAGCGCTGGGGCAGCCGGGAGAAGCTGGCCAAGAACAAGTCCGTGGAGCTGTCCACCGCCTACGAATCCTGCACGATGGATGGCAAGGTCACTGTCTACGCCATGGCCGAGTATATGGGCCTGAAACCGGACACCGTGCGCCGCCGCCTGAAAGCCGACGGCGGTTACTGGATCGACGGCACCGACGTGGGCCGCAAAGAACCCGGTTCGGATGGATGATTACAGATTGCAATATTTTGCTTTACAGAAAGTACAAAAACGGTAAAATGCCCGGATAATCCGCATCCGCATTTTTTACGGATTTCGGAAAATGCCGCATTTTCCTACGGATCCGGGACGGAAAATGCCTATATATAATAGCATAATCCGTCCGTGTGTGATGGGGATCCCGGAGGATGGGGCGTGCACAGCCCCCATCCATCCGGGGAACCCTCCCCATCACGTTGGCCTGCATCAAAAAAAAGAAAAACGAGGTGAACCCCATGTACACGCAATTCTTTATCCCCATGCAGCCGCCCACCACCACCCACAACGCAAAGCAGCTGCACGCTTACATGAAGGGCGGCCAGCCCCACGCAGTGCTCCACGACAGCCCGGAGCTGAAAGCCGCCCGCGCCAAGCTTCATGCGTATCTCGCGCCCCATGCGCCCAAAGCGCCCATCCCGGCAGGCCAGCCGGTGCGGCTGCTGGTCAAGTGGTGCTTCCCTACCGAGGGCAAGCGCCGCAGCGGCGAGTGGCGCACCAGCAAACCCGACACCGACAACCTGGAAAAGGCCCTCAAGGACGAGATGACCCGCCTGCACTTCTGGGCGGACGACGCGCAGGTGTGCAGCGAGATCGTGGAGAAGTTCTGGTCGGACCCCTGCGGGGTGTTCGTCCGGGTGGAGGAAGTTTGATGACCTACGAAGAGAAAAAGGCCTGGCTCTGGCGGTACCGGTCGGCCAAGCGGTTCGAGCGGCTGCGGCTGGACGAGCTGGCCACGCTGGAGGCCGAAGCCATGCACACCACCCAGCGCTATTCCGCCATGCCGGGCGGCGGGGGCGACGGTCAGACATTGCCCCGGGCCGTGGAGCGCATCGAGGAAGCAAGGCAGGCTTACAAAGCCCAGTGCGAGGAGAGCGCCCGTATCCGCGAAGAGATCACCTTTGCGCTCCAGCAACTTGACGATGAGACCGAGTTCAACATCCTGTACCGGAGATACCTCTGCGGAGACAAATGGGAACGGATCGCCGACCGGCTCCATCTCACTGTCAGCTGGGTGTTCCGGCTGCACAAAAAAGCGGTGCAGCATCTGGACACCGCTGCATGACGAACTAAAAAGCACTGGTATAAGTGTGCTATAATCTAAACTGCCGAAGCCCGCAGGAAAGGTCCCTTACTCCCTTCCCCCTGCGGGCTTTGTGCTGCCCGGCTGCGACAGGGGAACACCTTTACCGACCAACAGCCTGAATGTACCAGCCGGGCACCCTTTGCATATTTCTGCCGTCCTCCGGGGCGGCGTTTGTTTTACCTGAACCATGAGAGGTGGTGACGTGTCCAACGAGAAGAATCTTATCCCGAACTCCGAGCGAAGCCCGATGGAACTGTCTGAAATGGGCAAGGCGGGCGGCATTGCGTCCGGCAAGGCACGCCGCCGCAAACGCAGCATGAAGGAAGCCGCCGACTATTACCTCAGCCTGCCGGAGACCGACCGCCGCCGGGTGAATGCCCTGCTGCGGGATGAGGTGGACCCGGAGGACGTGGACAACCAGATGAGCGTGGTCATGGGCATGGCCGAGGCCGCAAAGCGCGGCGATGCCCGCGCCGCCGGGGTGCTGCTGAAGATGCTAGGCGAGGAAGCCCCGCAGGAGGACCCCGGTGCCGACGCACTGGAAAATGCCTGCAAACTGCTGGGAGGAATCGACAGTGCCATTGACTGAGTATCAGCAGGCGTTTCTCCGCAACTGCTCCCACCGCTGGAACGTCAAGACCGGAGCCACCCGCTCCGGAAAGACCTATCTTGACTGCGCCGTCACCATCCCCAAGCGGATCTGCGCGGCCCGGGGCGAGGGCCTGCTGGTCATGCTGGGCAACACCCTGGGCACGCTGGAACGCAACGTGCTGGAGCCCATGCGGGCGCTCTGGGGGCCGGATCTGGTGGGCATCGTGCGCACCTCGGCTTCCGGCAACATCGTGCAGCTGTTCGGCCGTAAGGTGTATGTCCTCGGTGCCGACAACAAAAAGCACATTGCCCGCATCCAGGGCGCGGCCTTCGAGTACGCCTACGGCGACGAGATCACCACCTGGGATGAGGGCGTGTTCCAGATGCTGAAAAGCCGTCTGTCCTGCCCGCACTCCCATTTTGACGGCACCTGCAACCCGGATAACCCCCAGCACTGGTTCAAGAAATTCCTCGACTCGGACGCCGACATCTATTGTCAGGCCTACACCATCGACGACAACCCCACCCTGCCGCCGGAATTCGTGGCCCAGCTGAAAAAGGAGTACACCGGCACGGTGTACTATAACCGGTTCATCCTGGGGCAGTGGGCTGCGGCAGGCGGCATCATCTACCAGCCCTTCGCCGACAGCCTTGCCGAGGGCGGCGACCGCCGGTTCCTCTGGCCCGCCGGGACGCCCTGCAAACCGTGGCGCGTCCACATCGGGGTGGACTTCGGCGGCAACGGTTCCCAACACGCCTTCGTGGCCACCGGTATTCTGCCGTACTACGCGGGCGTGGTGGGGCTGGCTTCCGCCCGCATCGACCCGAAACATCAGGATGCCGACTACCTCGCTTCGCAGCTCATCGCCTTCTGCACGGCGGTGTTTGCAAGGTACGGCGAGATCCACTACCTGTTCTGCGACAGCGCTGAGCAGACCCTCATCAACCACATCCGTGCCCGGCTGCGGGCCAGCACCCTGTTCTGGCTGGCCGACCGAGTGAACAACTCCGCTAAGATCCAGATCATCGACCGCATCCGCCTGACGTCCATCCTCATGGGCGGCGGGCGGTTCTGGTATCTGCCCGAAGCCGCCACCCTGCGGGATGCACTGGCCACCGCCCTGTGGAGCCAGAAGCACCCCGGCATCGACGAGCGTCTGGACGATGGCACCACCGACATTGACACACTGGATGCGTTCGAGTACACCATTGAGCGCGACTACAGGAGACTGACTGCACGATGAACGTCATTGCTTTTATCGAATACCTGAACAAAACGAACAAAACGAAGAATCTGCAGCTGGATCCGTCCTACTATAGCCGCATTGAGACGTGGCGGCAGTGGTGGCAGGGCAACGTGCCCGGCGTGCACAACATCCGCATCCGGCGCGAGGACGGCGACCACACCCGCCGCCGGGCTTCGCTGCGGATGCCCAAGCACGTCTGTGAGGACTGGGCGAACCTGCTGCTCAACGATCAGACCACCTTCCAGATCGGGGACGCGGCCACCGCGGCCTATCTGCTGGGCAGCGACGAGCAGCAGACCGGCGGGCTTTTGCGGCAGCTGCATTTCTGGCCAAACGCCAACCAGCTGGTGGAAAAGGCCTACTGGTCCGGCACCGGCGCGTTCGTGCTGAGCGTGGAGGGCGTCCGGGGCAAAAACGGCACGCTGGAAGCGGACCCGGATGCCCGCATCCGGCTGGACTACGACCCGGCGTCCTGCATCCTTCCGCTGCGGGTGGAGCGGGGCGTGGTCACCGAAGCGGCGTTTATTTCCGAGTGCCTCATGGACGGCAGGCCCTGCGCCTACCTGCAGACCCACACGGTCAGCGGCACGCAGCGCACCGTCCGCAACGAGTGGTTTGCCATTTCCGAGGGGCCGGACGGCACGCCGGTGTTCACTCCGCACAAGGCCCCGCCGGGCATGGTGGAGAGCCTGACCGTGGACGGCTCCCCGGCGTGGTTTGCGCTATTCAGCCCGGCGGCGCTCAAGAACATTGACACCGGCCTGGGGCTGGGCATGAGCGTCTTTGCCGAGGCGCTGGACGCCGCCCAGGGCGTGGACCTGGCCTTTGACAACTACCGGCAGGACCTGTACCTCGGCGGCAAGAAAATCTTCTACGACCGCAGCCTGTGCAAGGTGGTGATCGGCGATGACGGCAAGCCCCGGTACATCCCGCCCGACGACCTGAGCAATCAGCAGTTCTACTCCCTACCGGGGCGGGACGGCAGTCTGGATGCCTCCCCGGAGTGGCACGAGTACAACCCCGACCTGCGCACCGAGCAGAACCATCAGGCGGTGCAGGACATGCTGAACCTGATGAGCTTCAAGTGCGGGCTGGGCTGCCACCGCTACAGCTTCGAGAACGGCACCGTGGCCACCGCCACCGAGTACACCGGCAGCCGGCAGGATCTGGTGCAGAACGCCAACAAGAACCAGATTCCCATCGAGAACGCGCTGATCGGCATCCTGCGGGCCATCCTGTGGGCGGCAAAGAACCTGCTGGGCGCGGACGTGGACCCGGACACCAGCATATCCGTCAACTGGGACGACAGCTATATCATCAGTCAGCAGGAGCGCACCGCGCAGCTGCGGGAGGACGCTCTGGCAGGCCTTGTGCCCCGCTGCCGCTACCTCGCCGCACGCTATGGCCTGAGCGAGGACGAGGCCCACCGGTGGACCGAGGAAGCCAAGGCCGACAGCCAGGCGGACGAAACCCTCACCTTTGGCGGGGGTGCCTGATGCTGCCGCCGTCTGCCCTCGACCGCATGCCGGACGCCTTTGTGGCGCTGTGGCAGGGCGTCGAGGATGAGATTTTAAAGGACATCGCCCGGCGCATCGCCAAGACCGGCACCCTCACCGAGACGGCCAAGTGGCAGCTGTGGCGCTACCAGCAGACCGAAGCCCTGCGCAGCGACGTGGTCAAGCTGCTGGCCAAGTACAGCGGCAAGAGCGACACCGCCATCCGGCAGTTGCTTTTGCAGGCGGCCACCGAAGCCATGGAGCGGGAGGACGCCATCTATTACCACTATGGGCTGGAGCCGACGCCCTTTGAAGAGAGCGCCGCACTGAACAATCTGCTGGACGCCGGAGCACGCCAGACGGCGGGCACCTGGAAGAACCTGACCGCCACCACGGCCAACACCGTCACAGGCCAGTTTGAACGCACCCTGGACGCCGCATGGGCCAAGGTGAGCACCGGTGCCTTCGACTACAAAACCGCCGTCAAACAGGCTGTGGACAGCCTTGCAGACGGCATGAAGTTCGTCACCTACCCAACCGGCCACAAGGACAGCATCGAGGTGGCCGCACGGCGGGCCATCCTGACCGGCGTCAACCAGACCGCAGGCAAGCTGCAGGTGGCCCGCGCCGACGAGATGGGGGTTGAGTTCTCCGAGCCCCCCGCCCACGGCGGTGCACGCCCCAGCCACGCCGAGTGGCAGGGCAGGCAGTTCCACCGGGGCGGTGCGGTGGACTACATGGGAAAGCATTACCCGGATTTCGAGGCCGCCACCGGCTACGGCACCGGGGCCGGGCTGTGCGGCTGGAACTGCCGACACACCTTTTTCGCCGTGTTTCCGGAGCTGGGCGACCCGCCCGCATGGACCCGCGACCAGCTGGAAGAGCTGAACGCCCGGAACATCGAGTATAACGGCAAACTGTACACCCGGTACGAGATCAACCAGATGCAGCGTGCCCGGGAGCGCAATGTGCGCCGCTGGAAGAAACGGTATCTCGCCGAGACGGCTGCCGGGGTGGACACCATCGACAGTGCTGTGCGCCTGAAAGCCGCCCGCCAGAGCCTTGCGGAGTTTGCCAAGGCCACCGGCGGACGGGTGGACAGTGCACGGGTAAGCGTGCCGAAGTTCGGCAGGAGCGAGGGCAGCAGGGCAAGCGCACAGGTGCGGAAAGCATCCTCTACATACAGCAGCTTGAACACAAAGGCGAAACCTGTTACAATGCAGTCAATCGCAAATGTTAAGGCGTTCAGCTGTGACACACTGGATGCCGCCGGGCAGCAACAGCTGAAAAACGCCCACAAGCGCCTTCTCATGGTCGCTTCAAAGCAGCCGGAAAATGTTGAAGTGGGCAGGGTGTTCGACATCAAGATGAAGCCGCTGACGAAAGATATCATCGGCTTGCCGGATGGTCATTCTGTTCAGCTACCAAACCCGGATGTACCCTATATTGCGATTCATACCCATCCTGCATGCGGTAGCTTTTCAAATGGTGATCTGCGGCAATTTACGCGAAACGCAAATTTGAAGTTGCTTACTGCTCTTGGGCATGATGGGCATATTTACGCAATCGAAAAGACTTCTACTTTTCAAGAAAGCTCCGCGAAACAGGCCATTCGGAAAATGGATTGCGCAATTGATGAATTGCTCAAGTCCACGCTGACGGATGAACAGGTTCTTGAAAAGGCAGAAGGGGTTATTTCGGACTGCATAAAGGAGTTGCAGAAAAATGGTGCCAAATTCTACGAATAAACCTTCTTACACAGAACAGGAAGTCAGGGAAATGCAGCAGGTTCTTCTGGAAACTCCTGTAGACCCGGCATATGACGATATTTGCAACTCATTTTACGATGGGTGGGACAGAACTGTACACCGTCAGATGTATGCTCGTGACTGCTACAGTATTTTGAAAGAACTTGGAAAGCTCCCGCCCGGCATCGAATAACCTTAACCACCATCCACCCGGACGGTGGTTTTCTTTTGCCCATTTTTACAGAAAGGAACGAACCATGAAAAAGATTCTTCTCGCCCTTGCGCTGGCCACATCCATTCTGCTGTGTGGCTGTTCCAGCGAAGCCGAAAAGGCCAACTACAACATCTCCAAGCAGGCTGATTACTTCGAGAGTGAGCGCAAGATCACCGTCTACAACGCCCGCACCGACAAGGTGATCATGGAAGCCGAGGGCTACATGTCCATCTCTAACAACTCGAGCAACGAGCTGGTCTGTACAGTAAAGATCGGCCCCGATACCTACCGCAAAAACTACATCTATCTCAATGACTACACGATGTATGTGGTGGAGGACATCACCGGCACGCATACGGACCCGTACCACTACAAGCTCTATTTCCACACGGACGTACTGCCGAGCGTAGAGGTCAAGCCGTAACCCCCCAAGCCATTCAAAGCACTGTGCAAAAAATGCACGGTGCTTTTTTCATGCCGTCTTAGCTCAGCAGGAAGAGCGGCTGCCCCGTAAGCAGCGGGCCGATGGTTCAAGCCCATCAGGCGGCACCACGCAGTGGGCGGTGCGTACCCCGTCCAAGACCGAATACTGACAGCGAACAGTGTATAAAAACTGTGGTCACACCCAACGAAAGGAGTTTCCACCATGAAACGCGAAGATGTGAAGAACAAGATTCCCGGCATTACCGACGAGCAGCTGAACTGGCTCATGCAGGAGAACGGCGCTGACATCAACCGGGAGAAGTCTGCCGCCACCGCCCTGCAGACCCAGCTGAACAACGTGAATGCCCAGCTCAAGACCGCGCAGGACGGCCTTGCCGCCTTTGACGGCAAGAAGAAGCCGGAAGAGTACGAGGCCGAGCTGGCCAAGCTTCAGGCCGATCTGAAGGCACAGGCCGACGGCTTTGCCTTTGACAACGCCCTCGACACCGCCATCCTCGGCAAGAAGGGCCGCAGCGTCAAGGCCGTGCGTGCCCTGCTGGACGTGGACAGCCTGAAAGGCTCTGCCGACCGCACTGCCGACATCGCCAAGGCACTGGACGAGGCCGCAAAGGCAAACCCCTGGGCGTTCGGCGAGGACGCAGGCCAGACCGGCGCGGGCCGGTACTCCACCGGTGCTGCTCACGGCGACCCCATGCACGGCGAGGGTGATACCGACCCGGTGGAAGCTGCCTTTAAAACCCTGAATCCCACCATCAAACTGTAAGAAAGGACAAGAAACTATGCCTCATACCGCAAGAGAACGTTATTCTGAACTGGTAGACGCCAAGCTGCGCGCGACCATCGTCAAGCGCGTGGGCGTCATCTGCAACAACCGCTACGAGGGCACCCCCAAGGCGGGCGCGGTCAAGGTGCCCGTGCGTGACACCGAGGTGGCCGTGGCCGACTATAACAAAAAGACCGGTTCCACCATGACCCACGGCGACACCAGCTACTTGACCGTGACCATCGACAAGGACAAGGCCGTGAACGAGCTGATCGACGGCTTTGACGCCGAGAGCGTGTCCGGCAAACTGGTGGCCGACCGTCTGGACAGCGCCGGTTACTCGCTGGCGCTGCAGATGGAAAAGGACGCCTCTGAAGAGCTGACCACCGGCGGCACCGCGCTGGCCGACACCGCTGCCCTGACCAAGGCCACCGTTTACGAGAAGATCGTGGACGCCCGCACCCAGCTGTCCAACGCCTACGTCCCCACCAACGACCGCTGGCTGCTGGTGTCTCCGGACACCTATGCCCTGCTGCTCAAGAGCCCGGAGTTCATCAAGGCGTCCGACCTGGGCGACGCCGTGGTGCAGACCGGCGCTGTGGGCCGTGTGGCGGGCTTTAACGTGTTCGAGGACACCACTCTGGGCGACAAGGTGGACTTCGTGGCCGGTCACCCCAACTGGTTTACCCGGGTCGAGGAGTGGACCGAGCCTGTGGCCGTGAACGACCTGAAGGGCAGCGGCACTTACATCGGTGCCTGTGCCGTACAGGGCCGCAAGGTGTACGCCCACAAGGTGACCAAGGCCGCCGCCATCCTCGTCAAGAAGCACGCCTAAGGAAAGGAGCTGCCATGCTGTACTGTACCTATGACGAATACCAGGCGGCGGGCGGTACGGTGCCGGAAGCGGCCTTCGGGGTGCTGTGCAGCCGGGCGTCCCGCCTGATCGACAGCGCCACCTTTGGCCGGGCAGAAGCCCACGCCGCCGGGTGTGAGGATTGCCGCCAGATGCTGGCCGACGCCTGCGCCCAGATCGTGGATCTGTTTGCCGCACAGGCCGCCGTGGGTGCGGTTCCGGGCGCGGCAAGCGTCTCCAACGACGGATGGAGCGTGAGCTTTTCGGCAAACAGCAGCCTGTCCGCAGCGGTGCGCACGGAAGCATGGCACGTTCTGGAAACCGCTCTCGGCGCAGACCCCCACGGCCTGCTGTACAGGGGGTGCTTCTGATGCAGGGCACTGTCACCGTGGTCAACCTCATCCACGACACCGCCGCCGAGACCGACACGCCGGTGTGCTGGGTGTTTCCGGCCTGCAGCTGGCGGGAGCGGCGCGGTTCTTCCGGCTCCGGCACCGCCAAGGACCCGGAGCGTACCACCCATGTGCGCATCCCGGCGGGGCTTTGCACGCAGGGCTATCTGCCCTATGCCCAGTGGGCGGCGCTGCCTGTCGCCGAAAAGCGCAGGCACTGGACGCTGAAACGCGGCTGGAAGCTGGTGCAGGGCGCGGTGACCACCCTGACCGCCGAAGAGTACGCCCACCTCGAAAAAACGCACCTGTGCTGCACCGTGTCGGCCATCTCGGACAACCGGGAACCGCTGCTGCCTCACTGGCATGTGGAAGGGAGCTGAGAACATGAGCGAAATGATCCCGTTCGGGCCCGTTGCCCCGTCGGCAAAACCGAAGTTTGACCCGCCGGATGGGTTCCGGTATCAGACAGACGGCATCCAGATGCAGCTGTCGTGGCGGCCGGACTTGGGCGCGGAGAAACCCGCCGCTCTGCAAAAGGCACAGTATGCCCTCGCACAGGAAGCGGCCAAGCTGATCGACAGCTATGTGCCCTTTGCCACCGGCACCCTGAAGAACAGCGTGAACCTCGCCAGCAAGTATGACGAGGGTCTGCTGGTGTATGACACGCCCTATGCACGCAAGCAGTATTACCTGCATGAGCAGGGCACTTGCCTGCACGGAGAGACCGGTCTGCGCGGCTCCTACTGGGGCCAGCGTGCCCTGGCGGACGTCGGAGAGCACCTCGCCCTTTACGGTGCGCGGGCTGTCACGACCTTCTGGGGAGGGATGGGACACTTATGAGCGAGAGACCCACCATTGCCGCCCTGCGGGCGTGGCTCAAGAGCTGCCCGCTCATCGCCGAAGAGCAGGAATCCACCGGGGCGGCGTTCCGCATTGCAGGGCTGGATGAGGACGCCACCGCCTTTTCCATTGAGGACAGCCCCGGCGACCCGGTGATCACCGAGTATTTTTCCGGGCGGAACATGGCAAAGAATTACCTGTTTTTGTCCCGGCGGGAATACGGCGAAGCGGACGTGCTGGCCATCCAGAACAGCGGCTTTTTTGAGCAGCTCACCGACTGGGTTCTGGCCCAGAATGACTGCCACCACCTGCCCGCGCTGGCCGCACCCCGACAGCCCATCGGCATCGCCGTCACCTCCACCGGCTACATCGTCACCAGCAGCGCGGGCAGCTGCCGGATGCAGATGCAGCTGCGCCTGACCTACTATCAGCCCAAATGAAAGGAGTTTTGCTATGACCGTAGCAGAAGCCATTACCAAGTCCGGCATCACGCCCAGCGCGTCCTATACCGGCATCGAGACGGCGGACGACTTCGTGTTTGCCATCCAGACCGAGAGCACCCAGAGCAAGGAGACTGACTGGGTGGTCTGCGCCGACCACGTCAAGGAGCACAGCGGTGCGCTGAACGCCACCACCAACTCCGACACCTTCATCCGCACCGGCCCCACCGACACCAAGAGCGCTGTGCAGCGCACCCTGTCGGTCAACGGCAACCGCTGCGTCGGCGACGCGTTCCAGGATTTCCTGCTGTCCCGCAAGATCGTGTTCGGCACCGGCAGTGATGTCATTGTGCCGTACATCTACTTCAGCCTGCGCACCGGCAAGGGCGAGAAGGGCAGCTGTTCGCTGGTCGTCACCAGCGACGTGGGCGGTGCAGCCGGTTCCCCGGCCACCTTTGCCTGCGACGTCAAGGGCATCGGCATCCCTGCGGAGTTCAACTACATCACTGCAGCCGCAGGCTGATCTTCCCCGCATCTTTCCCCGCTCCGCCCGGAACGGGGATTTTTTATGCCGTGAAAACAGTTCTCTCCGGGGCAGCACCGGGGCACGGCCCAACGAAAGGAGCCAGAAAATGGTTATTTGTGGACAGGAATTCAACTTTTCCGTGCTGAACGCCAACGACATGGACCGCTTCGAGGATGCCAACGAGCGGATGCAGCAGGCGGGCCGGGCCGAAGAGGAACGCTTCAACCGCGGCGGCGTGCGTCTGGGCGACCATATGCGTGCACAGGCGCGTCTCGTGATGGCCTGCATTGACGAGATCCTTGGCGCGGGCGCATCTGCCCGGCTGGGTCTGGATGAAAACAATGCAGCGCCCATCTATGACGTGCTGGACGCCATCAACGAGGCCTGCATGGCCGAAAAGCAGCGCTATACCAGCCGCATCCCCAAGCCCCAGCCCATGAACCGGGAGCAGCGCCGGGCAGAGAAAAAGCACAAGCACGGCCAGAAGCCGCAGGCCGTGAGCTTCCCGGCACAGCCGCCCGCCGCCCGGATGGTGGAGCGGGTGGACAAAGCCGCCCGCCGCAAGGCCCTGCTGGCAGAGCTGGCGGCGCTGGATGACTGACCTGCTGACGGACGCCCTGCCCACCGTATGGCACGGCAGGCGCATTGACCCGGACTTCCGGCACATGGTGCGGCTGCCCGCTGCCTACAGCCATGGAGAGGTGGAGGCGGATCCGGAAGCCTTTGCCCGGCAGCTGTGTCAACAATTCTACACCGGGATTCATATTCCTCGTGTCTTTGTGGAGTTGTGGCAGGGCGTCATCGACTTTTATCTTGCCGGAGAGCAGGCCGCAGAGCCAGCAGCGGCAAAGCCTGCCAGCAGGCCCGACACCGGCCCGGCGTTCGACTACCGGTGTGACGCGCCCTACATCGTGGCAGCGTTCCAGCAGGCCTACGGCATCGACCTGACCACCGAAAAGATGCACTGGTTCCGGTTCCGGGCGCTGTTTGCCGCCCTGCCGGAAGATACCCTCATGGCCAAGATCATGGGCTGGCGCAGCGCCGACCTTGCCGATTACGAGGGCAGTATGCGGGAGCATTACGCCGCGCTGAAAGAGCGCTTTGCCCTGCCTGCATCTTTGAGAGGAGGTGCCGCCGTTGCCCAGACCGTTGCCGAACACGATGCGGCATTCCTGGCCCGCTTCCGGCACTGAGCGGGTGCCGGTGCCCTGTCCTTACTGCGGCAGGCCCTTGCCCGTGTGGGCGGTGCGCACGGCCACGGCATCCGGCGTGTGGGTCAAATGCAAAAATCCCTCCTGCAAGCGGGAGGTAGAGATCAAACTGTAAAGCCTGTGCCCTTGTGCCCGCGCTCTGAATGAGAGGTGGACACAAGTGGCAGATTTCAGCATCACCGGTGAGGTAAGGCTCAACAGCGACCCGGCGGAAAAGAGCACCAGCAAATGGACCGTTGCCGCCGGAAACATGATCGCGGACTTTGCAAAAAAGGCCGCATCCGAACTGGGCAAGGTGGTCCAGAGCGGCGTGGACTACAACGCCAGCATGGAAAGCTACCTGACCAACTTCAAGGTCATGCTGGGCAACGAGGAGCTGGCCGCTGCCAAGCTTTCCGAGCTGCGCAAAATGGCGGCATCCACGCCCTTTGCCCTGTCCGACCTGACCGAGGGCACCCAGACCCTGTTGCAGTTCGGCGTTGCCGCCGATGACACCACCGGCGTGCTGCAGCAGCTGGGCGATATCTCCCTTGGCAATGCGAACAAGCTGCAGACGCTGGTGCGTGCCTACGGCAAAATGTCCAGTGCCCAGAAGGTCACGCTGGAAAACGTTAACATGATGATCGACGCGGGCTTTAACCCGCTGAACCAGATTTGTGACGCCACCGGTGAGAGCATGTCCGACCTGTACAAGCGCATCTCGGACGGCAGGGTCAGCTTTGAAGAGCTGCAGTATGCAGTGCAGGCCGCCACCAGTGAGGGCGGGCAATTTTACAACGGCATGCTGGAAGCCAGCCAGACCTTCAGCGGCCGCATGTCCACCCTGAAGGATAACGTGGCCGCCCTGACCGGCGAGCTGACCAGCGGGCTGTTTGCGGCGCTGGGCGACCTTGTGGTGAAGCTCAACGACGTGGTCACCTCCTTCCTCGACAGTGACGAGAAGATGGCCCAGCTCAAGGACACCATCGGCATTGCCGCGTCGGTGGTCGCGGCGGCGGGCGCGGCGTTCCTGGCTTACAAGGGATATGTGGCGCTTGCCACTGCTGCCGAGGTCGCGCACACCGTTGCAACCACGGCCATGACCGCAGCCAACACCGCCGCTGAGGCGGGGGCAACCGGGCTGGCATTGGCCCAGGCCGCTTTGAATGCGGTGATCTCCGCGAACCCGGTGGCTCTGCTTGTGTCCGCACTGGCAGCTCTGGCAACCGGCCTTGTGACGGCCTACAAGACCAGTGAGACCTTCCGCAACACAGTAAACTCCGCATTCAGCACGGTCAAAAACATTGCCCAGAGCGCCATCGGCACGGTGGTGGACTGGATCAATGATCTGGTCGCAAAAATCGAAGGCGCAGCGGCAGCGCTGGCCAACCTGAAGAACGGCATCGGCGCTGCAGCAGATGCTTATAACTCCGCCTACAACAACGCCATCAACAACTATAATCAGCGCAAGAGCGCAAAGCAGTGGGACAACTCCCACAAAGACCTCGAATGGGACGATGACAACGGATGGGTGCCGAAGGGCACAAGCAGCTCCGGCAACGGCAGCAGCCGCGCCGGGAGCCAGACAGCTGCGAATCCTTACCCGGCCATCGCCAGCGGAGCCAAGAAAGCCAGCAAGGCCACGAAGGAAGCTGCTGCCGAAGTGGTCAAGTCCGTCTCGGACACCACGACCGAAATCGACGGCAAGATCACCCGCACCACCGAAAACATCACCGAGACCCTGTCCACCGGCAAGACCCAGCAAAAGCAGGTCATCACCGAGACCTCCCGCCAGATGGTGGAAGGCGTGCTCAAGGACATCAAGACCATCACCGAGGTGGACGAGAAGGGCCAAAAGACCGTCAAGCAGACCATGGAGACGGTGCGGGAAGTGGCCAAGACCGTAACCGCCACCACCTCCGGCATCGTGGACGGCATCCAGACCAGCACCAAGACGGTGACCGAGACCCTGACCGACGGCACCGAGACCCAGAAGAAGGTCATCACCGAGACCTACGACGACGTGGTGGACGGTGCCCTCGTGACGGTGGAGCGGGTCAAGACCATTGCCGCCGATGGCACCGAAGAGGTGGCCGAGACCACCAAAGAGGCGTCCATCAAGAGCTTCGACGACCTGTGGAAGGAGCTGCAGACCCACGCCGACACCGGCCTGCTGGGCACCTTCGACAGCCTCTATACCGCCGTCAAGAACAAGGACTGGAAGTCCATCGGCCTGTGGGCGGCAAACGCCATCTACGGCGGCCTGACCGCCGACCAGAAGAAACAGGTCAATGACTTTGCCCTCGGTCTGGTGGACAAGCTCAACGAGGCGCTGGGCAACGCTCAGACAGCCCTCGTGCAGAAGGGCATCGACATCGGTGCCCAGATCTGCAAGGGGTTGACCTCCGGCTTTGGCGAGGTCTGGACGCAGGCCAAGAACCTCGGCACCCAGCTCACCGGCATCTTCCAGGGGCTGAAAGCGCCCTTGAGCAGCGCCGCACTGGCCATCAGCCAGGGCCTGTCCGGCGGTCTGCTGTCCAGCTTCCCGGCCATCTATGCGGGTGTGGGCTCCATGGTGGGCACCATCGGTGCGGCCTTTGAGGGCATGATGACGGCCATTGCCTCCGCCCTGAATGCGACCGTGTTCGGCATCCCCATGGGCGTGATCGTGGCGGGTGCCGCCGTGGCGCTGGGAGTGGCCATCGCGGCCATCTGCGCAAGCCTCGGTGCCTCCAGAAAGAGCAAGCCCAGCCCCGGCGGGGGCAGCGCTTCCGGCGGGTCTGGTTCCGGCGGCATCAGCGGAGACATCGACATCTCCACCGGCACCGGCAGCCTGGAGGACGCCATCACCGCCAACACCAAGGCGCTGGAAAAGACCAACGCCGCCCTTGCCGACATGATCCGGCAGGCGGGCACGCTGGTCCTCTCGGACAACATGCGGTTGGGCAACACCGTGGCGGCGTCCGGCACGGCCCGTGTGGCCGCAGCCGCCAACAGCTACCACCGCGAGGGTGACACCAACATCACCCAGAACATTTACTCGAAGGCTCAGACCGCCGCCGACCTGCAGCGGGAAGCCCGCTGGGAAGCCGACCGCGCCAAGGCCCAGCGCCGATGAAAGGAGGACACCAATGCTCTTTAAAGATCACTTGAAGCTGGTCACAGACGCCGGTGCCGTCCTGCATCTGGGCTGGGATTACGACGCGCCCTACAACCTCGACCCGCTGAACGGCGTGGATGTGGACATCCAGACCGCGCAGGGTATCAACCAGACCGGCACCACGGTCGAGCGGCAGAGCGTGGCAGGCGTGTCCCGTACTTTGTCGGTGGTGTTCTGGGGCGGCCATGCCCTCGACACTGCCCGCAATTTTGCCCGGAAACTGCCCTATTACACCACCGGCACGATGTACTTCGGGGACGCCTACTTCACCCGTTTTGTGGTGCAGAAAACGCCCTACTTTTCCAGCTACACAGAGCCGCGCTGTGAGCTGATGCTGTACAGCCCCAAGCCCTACTGGTACGGCCTGACCGCCACAGCCCGCGTGCTGGGTGGCTACCAGCCAGCGTTCAGCTTCCCGGTCTGCTACGACAGTCACACCTACGGCATCCGGCAGGACGGCGAGGCGGCAGTGCTGCGCAACCCCGGCAGCCTGCCGGTGCCCTTTACGGCAACCCTGCGCAGCACCATGCCGGTGGAGCACCCGCGCGTGGTAGACCTGCGCACCGGGGCCTTTATCGGCTTTGACCTGTCCTTACAGGATGGCGACCGGCTGGAGATCTACCGCAGCACCACCGACCGGCTGGCCTGCACCCTGACCCGGGAGGGCAAGACTGAGAACATCTTCGCAAAGCTGGACGAGAACAGCACCCTGACCGAGCTGCAGCCCGGTGACAACATTCTGAGCATGCAGGCGGACAGCGGCGCGGCCTACTTGCAGGCATCCGTGAGCTTTTACCCGATGGAGGCGGGCATCCTGCCCGAACCGCTATGAGACTGGACGTTTTGGACGCCGACACCCTTGTCTGTGTGGGCTGGGTGGACGTGTGGGTGTCCCTCTACTGGGACAGCCCCTATTACTCCGAGGGCGGCTTTACCCTTGAGGTAAGGCCGACCACCGAGAACCTACAGCTTTTGCAGGAGGGCCGGTGGCTGGTGCGCAGCGACGAGACGCCCCGCATCCCGATGCGGATCTGCGGCAGGGCCAACCAGAACGAGGACGCAAACCTCGTGGTGAGCGGCTACCCGGCCACCTGGATCCTGACCAAAAGGGTCTCCGCTGCACCCATCAAGGGGCAGAACGCCGAGCAGGCCATGCGCAGCCTTGTGGCGGCGGCAAAGCCGTGGCCGCGCCTGGAGCTGGGCACCGAGTACGGCTTCGACACCGTGTTCGACAAGCAGACTTCTGGCGGCAGCGTGTTCGACTACTGCCAGACCATCGGGCAGGCCTGTGATCTGGGTTTCCGGGTCATCCTGAGCGGCACCGGCAGCAGCAAAAAGCTGCTGTTCGAGTGCTTCCGGCCCACCTTCGACCCCAACAACCGGTACAGCCCCAAGTGGGGCAATCTGCTCAACGCGGGCTGGTCCTTTGCCGATACCGATTACGCCAACGTGGCCCTTGTGCAGGGGGCCGGTGAGGGCAGTCAGCGGGCCACCTGCTGGGTAGGCGATGTAGACAGCACCGGAGCCGACCGGCGGGAGATCTACATCGACGCCCGCGACATCCAGCCCGACAAGGAAAAGGGCGAGACCACCGCCAGTCAATCGTATCTCGACAAGCTGGCCGACCGGGGCGGGCAGAAACTGTTGGCCCAGCTGCGCATCGGCAACATCGAGTTTGACGTGGACGATGACGCGCTGGCCGTGGGCGACGTGCTGAGCGTCAGCCTGCCCCAGCTGGGCTACACCGCCATGGTGCGGGTGGCCGACATCATCACCGAGAGCCAGTCCAGCGGCACCACCCGGACCATCCGGCTGGGCACACCGAGCTGGCACAAGACGTAAAGGAGGGCTTATGGCCGATATCATCACCTACCCGGAAAACGGCATCACCTACGACGCCGACGACGCTTCCGGGTACCTCAGCACCCGCCTGAGCGGCGTATACAGCGCAGACGAGGACTTTGCCGTGACCGCAAACGGCGACCTGACCGTGACCGTCAGCGCCGGGCAGGCATGGGTGCGTCCGGCCCGCTTCCGGGGCCGCAGCATCATCCTGGAGCAGCCGGAGACGGTCACCCTGACCGCCGCCGACACTGTGCGCAGCCGCATCGACCGGCTGGTGCTGCGGTACGACGCAGCCGCCAAAAAGACCAGCCTGACCGTGCTGACCGGCACCCCGGACAGCGCCAGCCCCACGGCACCGGAGATCACCCGCACCGCGCTGGTGTACGACCTGTGCCTGGCCGACATCCGCCGCCCGGCGGGCAGCACTGTGATCACCGCCGCCGACATCACCGACACCCGCGCGGACGAGGACGTGTGCGGCGTCATGCGGGACGGGGTCAAGGGCATCCCCACGGCCCAGCTGCAGGCGCAGGCGCTGGCCATGATGACTCAGCTGTCCACTGAGCTGCACGCCAAACTCGACGCCCTGGACGCCGCCATCGCGGGCGTGGAGAGCGGGAGCTTTTATACCAAGGCAGAGGCGGACGCGAAATTCGGCACGCCGTACAGCCTGCCCGCTGCTACAGTCAGCACGCTGGGCGGCGTGAAGGTGGGCGACTATCTGGACATCGCTGCGGACGGCACCCTGAGCGGCAAGACGCTGTATGACACCATCGCGGCCAGTGTGGCGGTCAAGTCGGAGCCCCGGCTGGTGTGGAACTACGGAAAGTTTGACATTGACCGAAATCAAGTGCACACCTATCAGGCTCCATCTGACGTTGACTATTTTGTCTATAAGTATGCCAGCGTCGATGAGAACGTGACGATTCCTCGCGGAAACACGGTAAAAACATCGGTCGGACAGGAGTTCACGATTACTTTCCAGACAGACGGAACCATCACGTTCACCAATGCAAAAAGCAGCTACAATAACAGAAATTATGTGTACAACGTCACATTTACCGGCTACCACTACCCCACCCTCGCGGACCTGCTGACCGAGACGCAGGCCGCGCAGGCGGACTATGACGCGCTGGACGCGGAGGACAGCGCGATTGATGCACCGGACGATGTGACGCAGGAAGAGTAACGCCAAGAAAGGACGTGAGAACATGGCAATTAAGCAATACAGCCTGAAAGCGGACGGGGCCAGGAAGCTGGCACCGGGCTTTAAGGTGCGCGAGTTCCGCTGCCGTGACGGCAGCGACGTCGTGATGATCGACCAGACCCTCGTGGTGCTGCTGCAGGCCATCCGGGAGCACTTTGGCAAGCCCATCACGATCACCAGCGGGTACCGCACGGCGGCCCACAACGCGGCCGTGGGTGGGGCCAAGAGCAGCCAGCACCTGCTGGGCCGGGCGGCGGACATCCAGGTGGCGGGCGTGTCCGTCGAAGACGTGGCCGCCTACGCCGAGAGCCTGCTGCCCGGCTGGGGCGGCGTGGGCCGCTACCCGGTCAAGGCAGGCCGCACCAAAGGCTGGGTGCATGTGGACACCCGGCCCAACAAAAGCCGGTGGACGCAGTGAGGAGGTGGCGCATGAAAGATTATTTTTGCATGGCGATCGGCGCGATCGGCGGCGTGATCGCCGGTCTTTTTGGCGGCTGGGATGCCGCCCTGCAAACGCTGGTGATCTTTATGGCCGTCGACTACATCACCGGTCTGATTGTGGCCGGTGTGTTTCACGCATCGCCCAAAACCAAGACCGGGACACTGGAAAGCCGGGCAGGCTGGAAGGGCCTGATCCGCAAGGGCGAAACGCTCCTGATCGTGCTGGTGGCCTGCAGGCTGGATGCCGTGATGGGTTCCACCTTTGTGCGGGATGCCGTTGTGATCGGCTTTATCTGTAACGAGACCATTTCCATCATTGAAAACGCGGGCTTGATGGGACTGCCGATCCCGGCAGCGCTCACCAAGGCTGTGGACATTTTAAAGCAGCGCTCGGAAACCGAGCAGAAAGGATAAGCTCTTATGAATGAATTTCTGAAAGTCGCTCTTACTGCCTGCATCCCCGCAATGACAGTTATCTTTGGCTGGGGCCTGAACAAGGGTGTCAGCATTGCAAACGGCTACATCAACAACAAGTTTGCGCAGACCTGTCTCCAGAATGCCGCCAACGCGGTGTTCAATGCTGTCCAGTATGTCAACCAGACCTACGTTGATGCCCTGAAGGAACAGGACAAGTTCGACGAGGACGCGCAGCGCATTGCCTACAACCGCGCACTGACCGCAGCGAAGAAAGCCCTGACGCAGGAGACCATCACGTTCATCAAGGAGACCTTTGGCGACCTCGACAGCTACCTGAAGCCGATGATCGAAGCGCAGGTGCGCAGCCAGAA